TCTTTCCGTAACCCCATCCCAGAAAATGGGAAGGATGCAGGAGCAAGGTTTCTGGATGCATTGTCTTTATTTTCTAAGGCGATATTTGATTTGGATTACAAATAATCTACGGGGAATCCCGTCTTCGTGCCCTTGTAAAGTACGATGTCTAAAGGAGTAACTACAAATGGCTGATATGGCTAACATTGTCGCCTATGATGGCGCCGATACACCCGCTGCACATACCTACGTTCCTGTGGATACTAACACCGAAAAAGGTGTTACGACCTCGATTTGGCGTGAACAAGTGGCGAATTTGCCATTTTACGCGCAAGGAACGGTAACAATGAAGAAGCAGAAATTGCCTTCAGGTGTGCACCGAGTGTCTGTCCGAGTCGAGGTCCCAGTAATGGAATCTGTGAGCGGTCAGAATGCAGCAGGTTATACAGCTGCCCCCAAGGTCGCGTACACTGACACCGTTGAATCGGTGTCGTTTTTCAGTGAACGCTCTACTATCGGGGGTCGCCGTTTGGCCCGCATGTTGTTGACTAACATCCTCAACAACGTGGCCACATCTGTGGCTGCTGCAACTACGGGACCAGCAGTTCTGCTGGTTGATACTAACGTATCTCCTACTTAATCCTCCCTTTCAACTAACCTTCATGAGGTTCATCATGGTAAAATCTACCACCTGGGACGAGAAGTTCGCCTATGAGACCACTCTTCAGATCCTTACGGATCTCGCCCTTTCGCATCTTGATGACGTTGTTGCTACACCTGATTTACTTTTGTCGGGTGTCTGCGAAGCGTCTAAGGCGGCTGAAGAAATACGAGCATTTATTACTCGTCGTTCTTTTAGCAACCTTTGCGATTTCGAACTGGATTATAATTGCGGCATTTCTGCTACTAATCTCATTCATCTGAGGCAAGCTCTTGCATGCTTTCAAAAGCTGGAAGATCTAGACTTGGGTGTTGATAAGGAAGCTGTCGCACGTAAGAAGTTCGAAGCGTCGGAGCAAAGCTGTTTAAAAACCAACATCAAATTTTGCAAATGGAGCAGTGGGGAGTTTCAATTCCCTGCTGCCGTAGAGGCCGTATTACACGGCGCTATGCGGAAAATATCCAAATGCTTAGGAGATGTGCCATCTCTTTCTGAGATGGAGCTGCGCTTTGGACCGGGGGCAACTACTTCGGTTAAAAGAAGAAAAGCCTGTGACCGTGAAAAATTGTCACAGGTACCATCGTGTAGCGCAGATTTACTTCCACTTGTACCGGCGATTTTAAGCCAGTTACCCGGATATACCGGGCTACACACCGTTGACAGTTATGTTGACGGTGAATTTGAAGTGGATCTAGTCAACGTCGAACTTCATGACGCTGTATTAGATTTTGCGCCGAAGAACGCTAAAACGTATCGGACCATTTGCAAGCAGCCCACACTGAATATGATGTATCAGTTAGGGCTTGGCGACCAGATGGCGAACCGACTGTTAGGCGTAGGGCAGGACATTCGCGATCAAGCAAGAAATCAACGCTTGGCTCGTGAAGGTTCTCTTACTGGGGCTTTAGCAACCCTGGACCTTAGTGCTGCTTCTGATTCTATAAGTATAGAATTAGTGGCCCACCTACTTCCTATTGAATGGTATTCCGCCCTATCCTTAGGGCGAACTAGTATCCTCAGTGATCGTGGAAAGCTTTACCGTTTCCAACAATTTTCATCGATGGGTAATGGTTATACGTTTCCGTTAGAAACCCTGATATTTTGGGGCTTAATGATGGCAACGGCGGAGTACCTAGGTAGTTCTACAGACCAGATCAACGTATATGGAGACGATATTATCGTTCCCGTCGACGTTGTCCCGCTTGCTCGTGAAGTACTCGAGCAAGTTGGTTTCAAGTTAAACCTTGAAAAGTCATTCTGGTCTGGTGGGTTCCGTGAAAGTTGCGGGACAGACTATTTTTGCGGTATCAACATACGGCCCTACTATGTGAAAGAATTGCTTTCGTTCGCTGATCTCTTCCGTGTGCACAATGAATACGTGCGCCGATTTGATCTTGAACGTGCTAGGCTAGTCCTAGCTCACATTCCACCGACCTTTCGCATTTATGGACCTGACGGCTATGGTGATGGTCACCTTCTTGGTGACCACCGCCGTCTTATCCATAAAGCTAAGGAAGGATGGGCAGGGTATATCTTTGACACATTTGTACTGATTGGGAATCGCAGTAAGCGTCCTCAACCAGGAGATCGTGTCCTACCTGTTTACTCGGTTTACGTGAGAAATCGCGGACGCCGAGCAGACGAAACCTCATACCATGGGTATTTCAAGAACTATGATGCATTGTACTTGAAGCAACATGCCCTTGATTTTGAGGCTGGTAGTGGTTGTACTCCTCACAAGACTATAAATAAGAGTCGTGATGAGTACGTGCCGGTGCTTTCATTACCGGGAACCAAAGGATACAAGCGTATAAGTATCTATACACTTGCAATAACCTAG